CCTTCCAAGCGCTGCGATTAAAAGTCTCAGCCCTGCTGAGTACGCTGCAACGACCAAAGCCAAGCGAGCAGGAAAAGCCGCCGGGAAGCAATTCGTAGCTCAACCCAAAACGATTGCAAAGAAAACAGCAGGATTTAGATAATGGCAACCACCTCCGGCGTTTCCGCATTTAACCTTGACCTGACTGAACTGGTCGAGGAGGCGTTTGAACGCGCCGGTAGTGAGATGCGTACCGGCTATGACCTGCGGACTGCTCGCCGCAGTCTGAACATCATGTTCGCTGATTGGGCCAACCGTGGCATCAACATGTGGTCGATTGAGCCGGGGACCATCACTTTCGTGCAGGGGCAGAACACTTATGCACTGCCATCTGACACCATTGACCTGCTTGAGCACGTCATACGCACTGGTGGTAACGTAGCGTCTACACAGGCGGACTTGACCATCACCCGGATCAGCGTATCAACCTACGCCACGATCCCGAACAAAATCCAGCAGGCGCGGCCTATTCAGATTTGGATTCAGCGGTACAACGCACAGAGCTCGCCTACGGGCCTGACGCTGAACGGCACCATTACCTCTACGGCTACGACCATCACCCTCAGTTCGACTGTGGGCCTACCTGCTTCTGGCTTCATCAAAATTGACAACGAGACCATCAACTACAGTTACATCTCAGGGAATACTCTGGACAACTGCTTCCGCGCTCAGAATAACACCACCGCAGCCGCGCATACCACTGGCGCAGCCGTGTACTCGGAACAGTTGCCCGCCGTCACTGTCTGGCCAACGCCTGATGGCTCACAGACCTACACGCTGGCTTACTGGCGTCTGCGCCGTACTCAGGATGCTGGCGGCGGTGTCAACGTCATGGACGTCCCGTTCCGGTTTGTGCCCTGCATGGCAGCGGGCTTGTCGTATTACCTAGCGGGCAAGATTCCTTCAGGTTTTGAGCGCCTACCTATGCTCAAAGCCCAGTACGACGAGGCTTGGCAGAACGCCGCCGACGAGGATCGTGAAAAAGCTGCGGTGCGATTCGTGCCGCGCCAGATGTTTATAAACTGATATGGGCAATAGGTTCGCCAGTGGTAAGAACGCGATCAGCGAGTGCGACCGCTGCGGGCAGCGCTTCAAGTTAAAACTGCTGAAGAAGGAAGTTATCAAGACTAAGACGTACAATTTGCTTGTATGTCCTGAGTGCTGGGACCCAGACCAACCGCAGCTTCAGTTGGGTATGTATCCAGTTGATGATCCACAAGCCCTGCGTAACCCGCGCCCAGACCGTAGCTATGTGGCTTCGGGGCTTTTGGTAAGCGGTTATTTGGGTGAGGGCAGCAGGAATATTCAGTGGGGTTGGAACCCCGTGGGTGGCTCTAGGTTTTTTGATGATGCGCTGACGCCAAATTTCTTGGCTTTGGGTGTGCAAATTGGTACAGTTACGGTTACCACATAGGAGTTAAATATGGACGCAAAGAAAGCAGTGCGGAAGCACGAAGCAAATATGCACCCCGGCAAAGCGCCGACCAAACTGCGTGCGGGTGGCAAGACCAACGCCGACATGCTCAAGATGGGCCGTGGTTTGGCTAAAGTAGCCAACCAGAAGTCGTCTGGACGGAAAGGCTAATCATGGCTAAATACAGCAAAAAAATTGGTGGCAAAGAAGTTGGTGATGCCAGCGTCTATGCTGAGCCACACACCATGAAGGGCAAACCCGTAGTTGCGGAAACCAACCCGGGCAGGATGCCAAACCACAGCAAGTTGGACACCTATAACGTGAGCCTTGGTGCCATCAGCAAGTTTGCCGGTGAGCAGCCAGCCAAAACCTCGGGCATAAAAATCCGTGGTACAGGCGCGGCTACCAAGGGCGTGATGGCTCGTGGCCCAATGGCGTAAAGCATGACATACACCGAGCTTGTAGCGGCGATCCAGTCGTACACGGAGAATCAGTTCCCAGCTACAACTCTGGCGGACGGTTCTACCGTGTCCAGCACAACTCAGATTAACTTGCTCATTGAGCAGGCTGAGCAGCGCATCTACAACTCGGTGCAGTTCCCGTCTATCCGCAAGAATCAGTTCTCGTTGATCACGGCAAACAACAAGTACGTGTCTCTACCGGAAGACTTCTTGGCCGTGTACTCGTTGGCCTTGGTAACAGGTGTTATTGGCGCAAATTTAGACACCGGCACGTACGAATACTTGCTCAACAAAGACGCAAACTTTATCCGTCAAGCGTACCCGACTCCAAATGACACAGGCGAGCCAAAATACTACGCTTTGTTCGGGCCAACGATTCTTAATTCAACAATTACGAACGAGCTGTCGCTCATCCTTGGCCCAACGCCTGACGCCGGGTACTACGTAGAGCTGCATTACTTCTACTACCCTGAGTCGATCACCACAGCGGGAACTTCGTGGTTAGGCGACAACTTCGATACGGTCTTGCTGTATGGCAGCTTGGTTGAGGCGTATACGTACATGAAGGGTGAGACTGACATCATCGGTCTGTACGACGGTAAGTACAAAGAAGCGCTGGCTCTGGCTAAACGTCTGGGTGATGGTATGGAGCGTCAAGACGCCTACCGATCTGGTCAATATAGACAGGCAGTCACATGACCATAGCCCAGACATCGACGACCAGCTTCAAGGTAGAACTGCTTCAGGCGGTCCACAACTTTGGCCCGACGTCGCCCGACACTTTTAAGATCGCTTTGTACACGGCAGCGTCAAACATCGGCCCGGACACGACTGTATATACAACAACTGATGAAGTGGTTGGCACGGGCTACACAGCGGGCGGCAACACGCTGGTCATCTCCACGAGCCCGACCTCTGGTAACAACACGGCAAATATTCCTACCGCGTTTGTCAGCTTTGCCAACACATCTTGGGCAAGTTCAACTATTACGGCTCGTGGCGCTTTGATTTACAACAGCACGCAGGGCAACAAATCGGTGGCGGTGCTGGACTTTGGTGCAGATAAGACCACAGCCAACACTACGTTTTTAATTGAGTTTCCAACCGCCAATGCCTCCAGCGCAATCGTGCGAATTTCATAAGGACCAATATGCTTGTAACGACAACCAAAGGCGAAATGGACGACTCTCTGCTTGAAAAGCGGGAGGGTACCGTGGATAATGACAACGAATTCACCACATGGGTTGAATACTGGCAGGGGGGCGAACTTGTTCACCGCTCTGCACATGTAACTTTAAAGAAGCCTCCAACTTTTGCTGGCGGCGTAGCAGCATCTATAGCATAAAGGAAATATCATGGCCAATACTCAATCAATGTGTACCTCTTTCTTGGGCGAACTGATGTCCGCTCAACACCAATTTGGTGCCTCAACAATCACCTCGCGCACCAGCTTGACCTCTCCAACTGGAGACACGTTTAAAGCCGCCTTGTACTTGGCTTCTGCTACGGTGAACGCATCTACTACGGCGTACTCTGCTAGTAACGAAGTCTCTGGTACAGGTTATTCGGCTGGTGGCGTGACGGTAACGACCGCAACAACTCCAACGGCAACAAACGCTTCTGCTACGGCGGGTGTAGGTTTTGTCACGCCATCAGCTTCGATTACTTACACCACAGTGACCTTGCCCACGGCTTTTGATGCGGTGTTGATTTATAACTCTACGCAAAGTAACAAGGCGGTTTCTGTCCATACGTTTGGCAGTCAGACCATTACAGCGGGCACGTTTACGCTGACAATGCCTGCCAACACCACATCAACCGCGTTACTGCGTCTGGCAACAACTTAAGCGGAGGCGGCGCAAGCCGTAGGCCATGTTTGGTATCTCCGCATTTGCACAGGCTCCCTTTGCGTCGTTGGGGGAAACGTTAGGCAGTGCCGCCCTGACGGGCTTATCTGCGTCTGCTGATGTAGGCTCCGCCACAGCAAATATTACGGTTGCTCTTACGGGAGTCGCCGCATCGGGTGCAGTAGGGTCTGTTGATTCTATTGTTGAACTTGCTAGTGTTGAGGCGGTTGGTTTAGCAGGCATAGTAGCACTGTCTTTAACGGTAGCTATAACAGGGGTTGAAGCCGCAGGCTCATCTGGCACAGTAATCTACAACGAGATTTATGGGACGAGCGGTGACGAGGCGATTGGTTCAGTTGGGACAGTAAGTCCAAGCATTACAAAGGAACTGACTGGTGTTTCGGCTTCGGGCGCGGTAGATGCGGTAACTTTTACTAAAACAGAAGCCTTGACTGGGGTTCAAGCGGCAGGCGCGGTTGGGGATGTAACAGAAACAAACAGTCCGACAGAAGATGGCAACCAAGCTATAGGATCAGTTGGGACGGTTACTCCTAGCGCAGCTACAGAACTGACTGGGGTTGCAGCTTCGGGCGCAGTTGGCACAGTTACCTTTATTGAGGCGTTTGAGCTTTCTGGTGTTCAAGCTACAGGTAGCGTGGGTACTGTTGGTGTAGGTGCCAGAACACTAGCACTGACCGGGGTTCAAGCCGCAGGTTCATCTGGCACTGTGCTTGCTGTTTATTGGATTTTGGTAAATACTTCTCAAACACCCAATTGGGAGTTGGTTGAGACGGATTAAGGACACATATGGCACTCGTACTTGCAGATCGCGTAAAAGAAACCGCCACGACAACAGGCACCGGAACAGTAACGCTTCTTGGCGCAGTTACGGGGTTTCAGTCCTTCGCCGTGATTGGTGACGCTAACACGACTTATTACACAATTGCAGGACAGTCGAGTAATGAGTGGGAAGTCGGGATTGGTACGTACACCTTGTCAGGCACAACCTTAGCCAGAACAACGGTGCTGTCAAACAGCGCAGGAACACAGCCTTCCGCGTTAAGTTTTTCAGCGGGCACAAAAGACGTATTTGTCACCTACCCCGCTGGGAAATCAGTCAACCTTGATGCGTCTGGAAATGCTACCGCTCTGGGAACTCCCGTCTCGGCCACTCTGACAAACGCCTCGGGTTTGCCAATTTCAACCGGCGTATCGGGTCTGGGAACCAATGTTGCAACTTTTCTGGCTACACCGTCTTCAGCCAATCTTGCTGCTGCGGTCACTGATGAGACCGGTACAGGCGCTCTTGTTTTTGCCACCAGCCCAACCTTGACCACTCCCGCTTTGGGTACGCCTTCCGCTCTGGTTGGAACAAACATTACAGGCACTGCTTCGGGCTTAACGGCTGGCAACGTAACAACCAACGCCAACTTGACAGGCGCTGTAACCTCTGTCGGTAACGCCACCTCTCTTGGCTCCTTTACATCGGCGCAACTTTTAGGTGCTCTTACGGACGAAACGGGCACGGGAGCAGCGGTATTTGCTACCAGCCCCACCTTGGTTACCCCGGCACTTGGAACACCCTCCGCTCTGGTTGGCACTAATATTACTGGAACTGCGGCAGGACTCACTGCGGGCAA